GCTCAGCTTAAGAATTTCGGACCAGACAAGATTCTTGCTACTTATGCGGAAGCGATAGAGGAAGCAGGTGGTCTAGAAGGGAAAGAACTCTGGGCCGATAAGGATAAGGGAATTTTATCTGAAGCGGGGTATTCTTATTTATTCGAAGAAATCCGTAAACAAGGCGACGAGGAGATTAATGCTGTTTTAAGTGGAGAGGCTTATACTTTACAAGAGGCTCTAGATTTAAGAGAAACTTATGGTAAAGAAAGTATTTATGTTCAAAGGATGCTAGACAGCTTTGCTAATTCTTTAGGCGTTACAGTTAAGGAATTGGACAACGTCGTTGAAAAATTCGGGGTGCTAACACTGGCGGAGTCAATGATGTCAACAGATGAAATAATGGCAAAAGTTGACGGTTATTCTAACTTAATGAGTGCTATTGTAACAGGTGCTGGTTCTGTGTCTTCATGGATGCAGACGATCACTACGCAGTTCCCTGAACTAATTGCGTACATGGGAGACACGTCACAGCTATTTACAAAAAGCATAGAAAGAATGCATGCTTTTGAAAAGGCCTTTGTAAATGCACAATATCAGACCATGATGAGCAGTGAAGAGCTTTTTAAAACAATTCAAAAAGATTTATTTACGGCAATTGGAGATGACGCAAAAGAAGAGCTTTTAAAGAATCCTTCTTTGTCTAAACTTTCAGATGTTGTGTCGTGGGTACAAGGGCAATATGGTGCTGACGGCAATCTTTCACAAGAAGCCTTAGAGGTTGTGAATACAGTAGAAGATATCACAAAGAAGTACGGAATGACAATTACTGCTAATGTTTTAAAACCATATTACGATCAGTTAATTAATTTTAGTACAAAAACAATAGACGTCGAGCTTAATAATTTAGAATCTCAAAAGACAGCTCTTGGAGAAATCGTTCACCAAAGAGAGTATGAGAATAAGCTAATTGAGGCTAAATTAAAATTAGAAGACGCAACAAAACAAAAGAAGCGTGTTTATCGTGCGGGGGTTGGATGGGTATATGAATCCGACCAGACAGCGATAGAGTCAGCTCAGAAAGATTTAGATGCTCTTGACATAGAAAAAAGAATTTCGCAATTAGATGCGAGAAGTCTTTATTTACAAGGGCAGAAAACGGAGCTTGCAAATATTTATGAAAATGAAAATTATGAATATTTACAAAAGTTATATGAATCCGCTCAAGGGGAAAAAGACGTTTCTAAAGAAATGAATTCTTCTATTAGTAATATAAAAAATTCTGTTAAGGGTATTGTGATACCTCTGGGTGAATACTTGAAAGGGCAATTGAAAGTCCAAAAAGAGAACAAAGAAAAAGCTTTGAAGAGCGCTCAAAGTACTTGGTCAGCATTAAATAGTTCTACCCCAGGGACAAAAGCGTATAATAATTACCTAGAGCTTTTCCATACTGAGGCGCAGAAGGCGGTTAACAATGGGGCAAGGGAAAAAGATTTTGAGGGGGAAGGCTGGGAAGTATACAAGCATGGAAGCAATCCTTCATCTAGAATAAAGGGCGATAAAATGCCGTGGGAGGTTTTCCGACAAGACCTTTCTGAACAGTTGGTAAAAACAAAGTCTAAATTTAATGTTAATGACCCTGCAAGCAATTCTTCTAGATACATTGGTATTACGAACGGAAGCCTCCCTACTACAGATGTTGTCAACTGGATATTTGAAGGAGTAAAGAATGGTACTGCTATCATTTGGACAGATTCAAAAGACGGAGATTTTGTAAAAAACAGAACCTACGAGTATGGCTGGACAGAAGACGACACTGACTTGTCTAAATATCTTCAGAGAGTTTCAAAAGAGACAGGAAAAAAGAAAATTCTTATTTCTGACCCTTCTGGAAAAAATGAAGCCATATTCTATGAAAACGAAAGAATGTTCCAAGTTGTTAATACTGCTCAAGACCCAAATTCTGAAAATGGCTTATTTTTAGCTAATGGAACAGAAGGAGAGCCATCTTTTGATGTTGATGTAGAAGCAGCTGCTGGAACACTAGGGGTAATTGGAGATTCTCTTGGCTTAATCAACGAGCTTGGAACAGAAGCTATTGTAACGCCACAAGGCACTTTAACAGCTCTTCCATCTAGAACAGGTATTATTCCTGCGGACATTACTAAGAATTTATGGGAGTTAGGAGGAATCGCTCCTTCTCTAGTAAATATGCTTGAGAGAGTGTCTTCTAGTGGAATTTTTGGCAAATCTATTTTCGACGGCGTCGGAACAGACGAGTCATTCAATATTGCTAATTTAGTTATGAATATCACTGCTGATTCAAGTTTTGATATCGATAAGTTTGTCAGCATGATAAAAACACGAGCTACTTTAACAAAAAACAATACAAGATAAAATTGCACTTTTATTTTGTAATTTTTGGAGGGGGAGCAATCCCCCTCTTTTAAACTATAAATATGTTCTCGCTCTAATCAAAGACTAGAGCAGATTGTTTTTGATTAGGGCAAGAGCCCATGATAAAAAGGAGGTAAAAATATGGCAGTTTATAAAAGTACAAATTGTTATCCTTTTATGAATAATATCGATGTTAGAACCACTTTAGTAAAAGGAGTAAACGAGGTTACATGCAAAGAACTAAGTTGTAAGGTAGATACTTCTAATATAAATGTTACAGGATATTCAATTAGGATTTTAGACGAAAACAATAATGTTGTCTTTCCTGTTAATTCAAGATTAAAAATATCTCCAATTTCTGAGTTACGAGGATGGAGTTACAAAGAGGGAGGAGTTAACTCTGGCGTAAATGGAACAGTTTTAAAAATTCCGTTTTTTCAAAGCCAGAATGAGAGAGTGACGACATCTTACAATGCTATTTACTATAAACCAAATTTTATGGTCGACCATTTAATTTATTCGTCTGATCTTTTTGCAAAGCGTAATAATTTTGAAAAACCTGAAAATTGGAAATTAAATGCAACAACGAACAATTATCAATATGACTGGGCTAGTGATTCTGATGCTAAACCTTTAGATAAAAAAAGAGACCGAATCTTTTTAGACGGAGAAGTGTTGGTGGGCGGTGAAATAGTTCTTGTTGCGAACAATTCCTCTCAGGGAATTCCGAGCGGATTTTTTGTTGCTGTTAAAAAAGCAGATTCAAACGGGGTCTTTACGGAATTAAAAAAAATCACAAACTCTAAATGGGCCAATGTATCTTATCGTTATTATTCGGTAATTTCTAAGGGTAAAAATTTTTCTAATAAGACGATAAGACGCGGCGCTACTTCGGAACGCTTTTCTTTTTTAAGTGACGACGTCAAACAATGGACCGATGTAGACGGAAATGATATAGGAATCAATTTTACGGGGACGTCTATGTATAAATGGGAAATTACCCTATATCAAGGAGATTGCAAAATAAACGAAGAAGAAATTGCTTTCGAGTGCGACTATACAAATGTCGACACTTCCTTTTATGACATGACGTTGGCATCCGGCACTGTTCTTGGTTCTAATGAAAAAAGAATTCAAATTGCATATGAAGACCCTTATAATGGATTGGGTCAAGAAAATGCTAATTGTGTTTTACCTTCTCAACAAGAGGGGACTCTTATTTTGCAGGGGAAATGGATGTCTTTTGGAACCGACCCGTCTTCTTATTTTAGAGGAACAAGAAGCAATATTAGAAGTTACGATTCGTCTTACGGTCATGTTTATCCAATTTCTGAAAGCGTGGATTTTTCTCAGGTTGCAGAAAATTCCTATGTTCAATTTTACAAAAGGAGTAATGACCCTAATATGATATTGGACACAGATGGAATTATAAAATATGGAGTAGAAAGTGCTTTGACTTTTTATTATTATAGTTCGGATGACCCAAGTACTCGATTAGGCATTGTTGCTTTTGAAGCTCTTTCTATAAATAAGCGTTTATATGGAGTTCGTCGTAGTCAATTAATCCAAATAAATGCATCATTAGGCGCTGTTATAGGTGGTAGTGATTTAATTTTGTTGACTGGGCAAGGATCTAGCGGGAGCATGTTCCAAAACGGCGTTTATGAGGTATATGAGCGTCCGGATTTAACTTTTAAACCTGAAGACATTGTTTTATTAAAAAGAGTCGCTCCATATGACACATGGGGAAGCTATATTGGGAGAATTTTCTACGTAGAGAACTATATTCAAGCAGACGGCTCTGTAATAGGGGCCAACATAGAAAGTATGGCGGGAAGCGATGTAAACGCGGCTTTATGGAACCCCTCTGTTGTTAATGGTGCGGCAAGAGGAAGCTTGCCTCTAAATTTAGAGAGTCCTATTTTGCTTTTTGGAAGTCTTATAAAAGAAGAGAGATATTTTGACGCAGTAGGGACTATTGAGAGTGACGACTCATGGGGGAAGGGCACTTTTTATGATGGGATACAGGCTTATGAAGGAATGCGTATTTTAGCGTTGGTTGTGGACCCTCATGTGGACCCTCAATCCCCTCCTCAAACAATTCAAACAGGAGTTTTAGAGCGTGACCACTCTATTACTTTAAGTTCATGGGAATCTTATTCTCAAGAATATGCATATATTAGACAAGGAAAGAAGTATGGGAAAAAAGTTTTGTCTATAACAACAAATACGGTTCCATTGGGTAGTGACATTCCTGTCTCGTGGAGATTCCATTCGGCAAAGATATTAAAAAACACAACAAATTACACTTTTATAAGTCCGTTTGTTGATATTTCTGCGAATATGAAATTAAAATTCAATGGAAATAATTTCGTTACTCTTAATGATGGAAATAAGACTAAGACACAGTGGCTAAGTATAAACAAGGTAAATTCAACTGTTTATTGTGTTCTTCACCCTAATATAGTAACGCCATTGGTTTCTCAAGAATCTAGTTCGGATAGAACTCCTTGGATATATGAGGTTAGAAGCTTTTTTAAAACCTCTGATTTCAATCCTTTCTATTGCTATTCTGCTCCTCATTTAGTTTTATATAAAAACAATATGGAATACGGCGGTATTTTGGACGTCATTTCTGCAGACATTGAAGCTTTTAAAAACGGAGGGGTTTTAGGAGTAAAGTCTTTCTCGTCTTTTTACCAAGATATATGGATAAATTATTCCAATCCATTAAAGCTTAGTGCTTCTTATGTTCAGCCAGACGGAGCTTCGTGGGAATCATATCGTTGGACGCTGTTAAATAAAAATGGGGAAATTTTGCAAGACTCGGGGAAAAGGTATGATCGAGAATTAGCAATTGTTTTTGAGGGGCTCTCTGAGCCAACGTCTTCTTCTAATCATACTATTTATTATGTAATTTTACAAGTAGAAGACACTTTAAAGAATGTCCTTTCGTATGGTATTCAGATTGTTGTTCGACACGGAAATGTTTCTTCAAACGGACTTTTCCCTTTCAACGCTTCTTTTGATTGTGGACTTTCTGCTATAAAACTAGAATACAATGGGGCAGCGAATGTTTTAATTTCTTATAGAGACGGTAACAATGATAGAACCTATATACCAGGGTCTCCTGTCTGGGATAATGGTGTAGTATATTCTGGTGAGGGAGCTGAGCTTACTTACGCGGGGCAAGAAACGGGAGCCATTGTAGATTATTCAAAAGGCTCGGTAATAGACGGCAGTGATGCGGTTCCTTACCCTTATTCTTTATGTTCTATAGCGGGCGCGCCTTATTATAGACTTTTTACAGGAGAAGAAACCACTTCGGAGAAGGATTCTGATAAAATTTTAGCTGTTCCAGAGCGTGAAGACGGAAGTTCTAATGGACAAGTGTATTTTGAAACAGAAATTGTTTTAAATAAAAATCACTGTGGCAATGTTTTTGAATTTTATGTACAAGGAGAAAATGAGGACTTAGCCGAAGATTTATCTTTTGATGAAGATGGACAGCCATCATCTTTGAGAGGGTATCTTGTTTTTTCTTTGGAGACAGAAAATAATTTTTTATCTGCCAGCGCTTCTTTGAGTAATGTAAATCCTAACCGCAATCGTTTTATGGCAAAGCTTAAGCGCTATAGCTCTGCAGATGACACCAGTGTAGAGATTTCCCGTCTTGTCAAGAAAATAGCATTATTTGAAGACACCGTCACCCCAAAATATTATTTACAACCAGCTTCTTCTTATACGGAGAGTGAACTTAACCACACTTCATTTTTAAATTATGATTTAGGGCAACAGCCTTTGTACGTCCGAAAGGATAAAAAAGGAGAATATTTTAGCGGTGATGGACGCTATTTCTTAGGTAATCTTTGCTTAGTGGGGAGCTCGTTCTCTTCTTCTCGGTCAAATCTGTTGTATTGGGTAGAAAATCGTCCGTTTTTAGCGACACCTTCTTCTACTCAACGCGTCACCAATTTAGAGAATGGGTACCAGTATAATGCTGACGAAAACACTCACTTATTAAAATGGCCTGGAACAGATTCTTCTTACTCAGAAGAAAATTTTTATTGGAATGATGTTATAACGTCTCCATCCTCTGTCCCATATACTTGGGAGAACGTTGACGCGGGAACTCCTTGTATAACTAAGATAGTGGTCATGGATAAACATTATGCAATGGATAAAAAGAAATATCACATAACATTACTTATGGAAGACGCGTCGTCAATTTATTCTTTGTTTACGACTACTTCTAGTATAACGCTAGAAGAGGATTCTTCGACGGCAGAGGGTTTTTCTAGAATTTTAATAAAAAATGGAACATCTTACTTAGGTGAGATTACAATAGTTCAGGAGGTGAACCAGTAATGGGACGTAGACGAATAGGGGTTCGTTTTGGAGGGGGAAGCTCTTTACAAAACGACACGAGAATGAAAGTTAATTATTTTAATTTTTTTAGCTCCGTGCACGCCGCAAACTATTCAGAGGTATTTAACGGTTGGTCAGGAGGAAAAGTACAAAATTACTCCGATATTTTTGGCCACTATTACCTAAACGAGACGACGGCTAATTTTTATCCCGTGATAAATAGTTTTCAAAATGATGACGTTTATTCTGTGAAAGCGTACGAAGGACTGGTTCCAGCAGGTTCTCAGTCCAGGGAAAAGTATAATATTTACAGAAGAGAATATCAGGTGTTCCAAAAAGATGGAGCCAAAAAATATGGTTACTATTATTTAAACAATTTTTATGAAGATGAAGAACATAAGAAAATTATGACTCCATCAGTTGGCGTTATTTATGTTGACATAGATACAAAATACTATTATGTTTATAGCAAGACATTGGGTTCTTATTCTTTGACTGAAAAAGCAAGAATTTATCAAGGAGAATGGGAACCCGTCCTTCTTGGAGAATATTTAAATTCCACTTATGATTATAATATTTGCAATAAAAAGACTTATCAATATGCTTTGTTTGTAGACAACGGTGTCCCCTCAAATCCTAAGGAAGAGGAAACGCCTCCTTTTGTTGTTTTTGCAAACAGCGACAAGAGATATCGTGTCTGGAAAATAGATGAAAGGTATCCAAGCCAAGGCAAGCTTATTGACGGAAGTTCAGAGACTTCCTCTTTTTTGGGGGCGGGAATATCTCCAAAATGGGAAGACTGGAGTATCTGCGAGCTTGTCCCAGTAGATAGGGAAAAAGAAAATTCTTGCAGGGGAGAAGCTTACAAAGTTGACAGCTCACAGGTTTGGCATTTCAGATTTTCTTTAGAAACAGGCAGCGAAAAACAAAACATTGCCAGGTCTGACTATCAAACATTAGGACAATTTCCAAAAATTGGGTACGGTTCATCAAACTATGCCTCCGGAGATGTATCTGCTTTAATGGGAAGTGAGATTATCTGTGGTTCAAAAATGCAATATGTTGAAAGACTTCGTGCGAGCAGAAAGTCTCCATTGTCTTCGAATGAAAGAGTGAAGATGTTGGAAGAGTGGCATAAGTTTGTTTTTTCCAAGAATCCAAAGTTATTAAAAGATATCAAGGGTCAAAGTTGGATTGTTCAAATTATGTCTTCTGAAAATAGTGTTAAAAATTTTTATAATGAAGTTCCTGATACAATTAGTTTCCAATGGAAACAAATTCAGAGTACTCAGAATGTTATGATCTACTCCGAAACAAATACACAAGCGGGGGAGACAGAGGCTTATGGAGAACCACTTTATGAGCCTGTTTTTTAAAATAAAGGAGATGAGTAAAAATGATTTCTCAAGCAAGAAATACCTTGTTGGCTAGCGGAGATATGTCTTCCGTGTCGGTAGAAAGTGACTCTTATGTTGATTCGGGAGAAAGGGCGTCTTTTTTAGCTAACCGAATTAATTTAAATCAAACAGCTCCTTTTTTTAGAATTTATGTTTTATATCCTGACGAAACGATCAATTATGAAATTGAACCTGATTATATAAAAACAGGAGGAAGCTACAGCGAAAATTATCAAAACGGACAGAGAAGGTCTTTGAATTTTACTCTGTCCAACGAAAAAAAAGAATTTACTCCTAATATAAATAGATTGTGGACAGGGACAAAATTAAGGTTTGATGTTGGAATAATCGCGGGAGAAGAGGCTTTCTGGTTTGAAAAGGGAATTTTTGTAATAACAAAAGCCTCTCCAAATTCCACAGCAACCGAAAAAACTGTTTCTGTTTCGGCCGCTGATAAATTTTGTTTATTTGATGGCGCGATGGGGAAATTGGTTGACACGTATGAAATACAAGAGGGGCTAGAAATACGAGAAGTTATTTCTTCTATTTTAATGTCTGAAATGGGGAATGGGAACATAAGAGACCCTCAAAAAATAATATATCATGAAAAATTTGAGGGGAAAAAGGTTATGGTGTCTATTACAAAAAACGCAGGAGATACTTTTTCAGACATTCTTTTAGAACTTGCCTCTCAGCTATCTGCAGAAATTTTCTATAATTCATTGGGGAATCTAGTTTTAGTTCCAATAACGGACGTTACACAAGATAAAAATAAACCAATTATTTATTTTCTTGATGAAGGCAGAGGGGATATATCTCAGCTTAACCTTGATTTTGATTTTAATTCTATTATAAATAGAGTTGTAGTGTTGGGAAACTCTCAAAATGGTGGTGTTTATCGAGCTATCGCCGTAAACGCAGACGAAAGATCTAGTTTGTGCTACCAAAGGATTGGCTATCGAACGGGAGATATAATTAGTGATAACAATATTACTTCCGATGTTTTGGCGCGTGAACGAGCAGAGTATGAATTGCGCCAAAAATTAATCTTAAAGACAAGTGTTTCTGCTACAGTTCCTCTTAATCCTTTTTTAGTTGTGAACAATTTGGTTGCTATTCATAGTGAAACACAAGATTTAAACAACGAAAAGTTTTTGTTGCAATCTATTTCTTTCAATATAGATTTTGAGGGGCAAATGAATATTAGTTTATCTAACATACAAAATATTTCTACTAGTATAGAAGTAAAAAATGGTTTTTAATATTTAAAGAAGGAGGAGAATAAAATGATAGAAATTACCGACAGCAACGGTTTTATTAAGTCTGGTTTATCTAGTAATTTAATGAGACTTTCTGCCGAAAACAAAAATTTACTTGTACAAAGAGGTTCTCTATACATCGGAACAGGGACGTTCCAGACGATAAAATGCGGTAACGAAACAGCCAGAATTTACAATACTTCCGTACTTAACCCCCTCACTGTGGCTCCTGCGGTGTTGACGGTTATAGCGCCGGAGATTTTGGGATGGAGTCGGTCGCTAAGCAACTCTAATTTTTATTCCCAATATAGTGGAGTGATGTACCCTATTTCTGTGCAGAGAGCCAGTCTTAGCATGAGGGTTTCGAATGTTACTAAAGCCACAACTGTAAAATATACCCCAATTAATCAACAAACAACAATTTGGGAACGCATGTGTGCATTGGGGCTTGATAGACAATGAGAATGATAAAAAGGTGGTGGGATAATGAGCATTGAAATAATGGACAAAGATAAAAGACTTAAAGAGAATCTTAGAGCAGATATCCTAAGGAAAAGTTTTGAGACCAAAGGACTCCTTTCTCAAAAAGGGGATATATATGTGGGGACAGGGGGGCATGTCACTATTCAGTCTAAAGAGGGAGAGATAATCATACCTGAGACTCGGAGGCTTTCTGTAGGGGCGGACGGAAAAGTGTTGGTTTTAAAAGAAATTAATGGGAATATAGACGTGGCATATGATTATGTGCCTCCAGAGTTAATCCCATCTGGCTCTTGTGATATTTATGTAAACCATGCGATAAATTCGGATAGTTGTGTAAAAGCCACAACGGCTGAATGTGCCGATTCTGCTCTTCCGCCAAGTACTGCGCCAGAGGGGGCTAGGTCGTTGCCTTTGTCTTTACTTATTACGAAAAATCACATAGACTTCCCCGATACTGGAGAAATCCCCCTTCGCATAAAAAACACGGCACTTGATATAGGAAATGTACAAATTAAGGGGGCTTATTGCGAAGGGAATTTCTTGATTCTCCCCTTAACTATTCTCTTATATCCTGGGAGTGAGTCCGGCACAAGAATGTTTTTTATTAATGGAGAAGTCGCCGATAGCATTACCCAGCTTTTTCCTAGGGCGGACCTTTTTGCAGAAAAAGAAACTGTTGTGGCAGAGGGGTTCTTCCCTTCTGTTGTTCTGAAGCTCTCAAGAGACTCCAGCAAAGCACAATCTGTTCCAATACAATACACTTTAAATAAAGATGGATATTTTTCTATTAGTGTAGATGCTTTGTCTTTCTCTCCTAGGGTGTCCGCTATAGGTCGGCAGACAACTAACTTAACATTGTGTATAGACTTGAAAAGTAGGGACTAGGAGGAGGATATCATGAGTAGTTCTATAGATAATAATGGATATATAAAAAATGGAATGCGAGCAGATATCTTTAGAATGTCTGTCGAAAATAAAAATATTCTTTCGCATTCTTACTCTATGTATGTGGGAACGGGAGAAAGTGTTTCTGTCTCTGTCTCCGGGGATTCTTATCTTTTGCCTAAAACAGGAGAACTTACACCAGGAGAGAGTGGACACGTTTTGCTTTGTAAGAGTTCTGCAACATATGGTCTAAGTTTTGAAAAAATTTCACCAGGCTCTTTGGCAACGAATATTGTATATAACACAAAAGCGGCAAAAGCATCAACGGCTGATTATTGTGCGTTGGCTCCAACGGCAAATGTTGCCACATATAATGCCTCAAAAGAATGGGTTATAGAGGATAAACTTGCTAGCTTAGAAAAGCAAGACGGGACGCCGTCTGATCCCTGTATTTTAAGAAACGATTATGATTTATCAATTGGTTTTGTGCGTGTCACTCAACTATTTAAAGAATCTGGTTTTTGTGTTTTTGATTTTGCTTTTTCTTTCTATGCCGCTAGCACGGGAGCTCCGCTTAAAGATGTTTATCTTCTTGGAGATGACCCTAAAGAAACGTGTTCTGCTCAATTGCCTTTAGACGAGAAGTTTCTGCCAAAAAACGACGTTGAATTTTTTTTAAAAAGAGATAAATTGTATGCTTCTTCAGATAAATCGATAAAAAGAGAAGCTGTTCTTCGAGTTTGTTTAAGAACAACTGGAATCCTTGAAGTGTCATGTGCGTCCTCTTTTGGTTCCAGTATGCTAGATTCGTTTCATTGTGATCTACAACGAACATCGGTTTCTGTGATTTTCTCTGGTAAAGATAGCTAAGGCACGGGGGTGGGCAAATGGCATTAAATTTTAGTGACAAAGGCATTACAAACAGCGTTTCGAGGCTTACTTTTAACGGTCCAAATTTACAGCCGATTAAAGACTGGTCGGAGAGGACAATAAATGGAGTAACATGTTCTGTCTCAGATGGAGTTGGATATTTAAATGGTACTTCAACAGCAGGTTCCTGGCAAAAGATTGAAACGGGGTCTATAACATTGCCCGCGGGCACTTATACAATATATTTTTTTACGAACTTTATACAGCTCGACGACGGGAAAAATCGTTTACCTTTTATTGGGATAGGATTAAGAAATAGTGCTCATGAAGACTTGTTCCATTTTAATGAGGAAGGGTACAAAACCTTCACATTGAGTGACGCAGAGACTTTTGATATTGTCTTTTGGTGGAATACTTCCGGGATGATTTTTTCAAATACTTTTGTCAAGTCGATGGTGCGACAGGGGAGCTATAATCCTTCCTATAAATTTAATCCATATGGGCCAAACAACATAGTGAAAAAACTTATAAAAGACGGTTTAACTGTTTGGTGTGAACCGCATTTATATACGCTTATAAACACGGGACAGCCAAGTTATATTTTTAGAATAACATCAACGGAAGAGCCAACTGGTACAACAGGGTCCCCTCCGTCTGGGAGCACGGTATTTTTTGGGGACGGGGTTGAAGCGACATGGTATGAAGGGGAGACAACGGAATCTACTTCTAGTGTCGTCCCTAGCAGTGTCGCTACTCCTGTTCTGACAAATTTATACACAGGATCTTACGGAGCTTATGTCGAGAACACAAATTCTTTTGCTGTAGACGCTTACTACCGATTAAGCAACGGAAGTAGTGAATATACAAAAAAAGACACTATAGCAGCGAACACAAAAGCCACATGGGTTGGCTTAACATACACAGAGCATGTTGCTTTGTATGTGTATTTTAGAGTGGCGGCAACAAAAACAACAGTCACAACTACAAACACATATTATGGAAATATCAGTGGGACAAATGGAAGCAGGCACAAAGGACCTGTTACTCCAGATGGATTACAGAGGTGGAACTACACGGGAACCGTGGTTGACGATGTCGTCTTTACAGCAACAAAAACCACAGCGTCGCACACCACAACATCTTCGGAGAATGTGGACAGTAGCGTAGCTTCATTGTCGATGCATCGTTAGTGGTTAAGAGATAGGATTTAGTTTCCTATCTTTTTTTGCAAAAAAATATTGACGACAAAAATTTTTCTACTATAATATACCCGAAGAGCAGTGATATGCTTGCCTACTATTATCGCTCTTAAAAATATTTTACGAAACTAAAGGAGAAAAAAACATGGCAGAACAAAAGAAAATTACAAGACAGAATTCAGTACACATTGTAGGATTTTTACAGGAGAACACATTAGAAAAAGTTAACATTCAAGACAAGGGCGAAGTTGTCAGAGGAAATCTTATTATCGCAACCGATGAAACAAGTAGATATAAGGTGTCTTTCTATATCCCTCAATATTTAAAGAACGGAGATGAGTCTGCGGACTTTACATCTTTATTAGAGCTTTTACCAGAAAAGACAACATCTATTGCAAAATACTTAAAGACTAACCCTGGTACAACTTATGAAATGGCAGCCGAAGCTGCTAGTAAGTTATGGGTTGTAGCAAGATTTGAAGAGTTTGCTTCAGCAGAAGGAGAAAGAAGCAGGTCTATGATTACATTAAAGGGTTTCAAGGCTGGCTTTAAGCAGGAAACAGAAGAATCACCTTTTGCTCCACACGCAGAGTTTACAGTAGACGCTTATATTGAAAACATTAAAAATGAAGTTAAATATGCAGATGAAAACGATGAAGAAGGAACAGCTACAGGCCGTCTTATCGTTACAGGTTTACTTCCTGTTTTTGACGAATCTGTTTACAAGATTGAGTTTATCGCTCCAGTAGAAAACGGAATCGCAGAGTTCATGTCTCATACTTATACAAAGGGTGTTACAGCTACTTTAAAGGGAAATTTAGTTAATATTGACAAGAAGGTTTTAAAAGAAGATTCTGAAGACGAAGAAGAATTCTTTGGCGTTCCAGCAGGTCCACAATATAAGACTGTGTTTATTCGTGAGAGAATTATTACAGGATTATCTAAGAGACCTATTTTACAGGGAGAAGAAAAGAGTATTTCTCTTGAGTTTGTTAAGAACGGTTTAGCTAAGAGATTAATTAAGGCTCAGGAAAACGGAAAACGTGAAGCTAAGGGTAAAGGAACCAATAATACTTCTACAGCTCCAAAGGCCGAGGAAAAGCAAGAGTTTGTAGGAAAAGCTTCAAATATGGCAGACATGGATTTCTAGTTAGATATGGAAAAGAAAGACCAAGAAAATTTTAACCAAATTGTTTTAGCTTCTCAACTTGACCACGTAGAAATCTCGGCTGACGTGGTTAAGTCTGAAAACTTTTCTTTGCAGTATGAAAGCTTAGATAACCTTATTAAGTATTTAACTTCTATTCAAAAGGCTGTTAATACTGAGATTAAAAAAATCATTGAAAAAGACTATGCAGACAGTGGAGTGTCTTCTTTAAAAAGTGACAAATATAGTTTTTCCTATGTTGCCCCTTCGACAAAACAAACTTTTGATGTAAAAAAGTTTATGGAAGAAAACCCTGAACTATATAAGAAGTATCTTAAAATTTCTAAGGTATCGGATTCTTTAAGGGTTACAAAAAAGAAAGAAAAGAAAGAGACTGCACGAACAGACGTTATTGACGCTGACCCTGAATTAGACTTTTAATAAGGAGGTGTCAAAAGATAGAGACAGTTGTTCTTCCTAATGGTGAGAAGATAGAGTTTGTATCAGAGACGCACACCTACACAGTCAGAGGAATGGTGTTGCCAAGTATCACTGAGTTGTTGACAAGAATTCACGGAGACAAATATGGCTTTGTTGATCCTGAACTCTTGGAACGCTCAGCTGAGTATGGCACACGAGTCCATAAAGAGATTCAAGATATTATAAATACAAGAGAATGTGGTTTTGATTTAGAGCCTCTCCTAGAAGGAGCTACACAGGAAACAAAAAATTATTTTAATATGATAGAACCTATTTATGGGCTTTTGCCTTTGATGACTGAGGTTATGGTTGTTTTATATAATCGAGATGCAACCCCCGTTGCAGCCGGAAGGTTTGATATGGTTTGCAAAGAAAAAGAAAGTGGTGCGATTATGTTGTGCGATTTTAAAACAACAAGCACTCTTAACACGTCATTGGTTTCTGATCAGCTTAATCTTTATAAGCTTGCTGCTGAGCAGTCTGGATATTTTCAAAAAGGAGAAATCACTAAGCTTGCTGCAATTCACCTTAGTGGTGAAAAGCGTAAACTAAAAGAAATTCAAATTTTTGGAGAAAAATTTTACAACAGGTATTTAGCAGTAACGAATCAAGACTTTTAAACGGCATATGAGAGGGGAAAATTCCTCTCTTTTGTCGTTTTATTCTTTTCCCCTAATCTTTATCAGTATAAGATTAAAAACTCAAAAAATGGGAAATTTTAAGAGAAAAGAATAAAGCGATAAAATTGACTTTTTATTTCTTTCTATTATAATTTATGTAGATGTGGAAAAGGAGGCAAGAGAAAATGATTGAATTCCCATTACTTAAGAAAGAAGATATTCTTGTAAAGGTAAAGCAGGTAACAAAAGCGGGTGCTTTATTACTTCTTTACAAAACTGCTAGAACTGATGCCAAGTATTTGGACGAGGTTCTTGGTCCAATGAACTGGACAAATGATTATGTAGAGATTAAGAACAATCTTTACTGCCGTATTGGTATCCGTGAAAAGGAAGACCAAGAGTTTGTTTATAAAATGGACTGTGGTATTGAATCTGATCAGGATGATGGTCAGGAAAAGAAAGCTGAGGCGAGTGATGCTTTCAAACGTTGTGCGTCAAAGCTAGGCATAGGTCGTGAACTCTATACATCTCCTCAAATTTGGGCAGCGGTAAATACTGTGCAAAAGGGTGAGAAGTGGTTCTTAGAGGATAAGAATGCTAGGTATTATGTTTCAAAAATTGAATATGATGATAAGACTAGAACCATCATTGATTTAGAGATTCGTAATGTTAAAACAAATGTTGTTGTATATAGTATGCCACCAGAAACTAGAATGTTTGCTGATGCAGAAGACTTAGACTTTGGTGGGGACACTTCAGCTGCTGCAACCACAGCTTCCAAGAAGGAAGAGCCAAAGAAGAAAGCAGAAGAAAAGACAACAACCTCCAAGAAGGAAGAAAAGGTTGAAAAGACCGAAAAGAAGGAGCCTGAAACAAAAACTGCAACTCTTGATTTACAGTCTTTAGTTAGAGAAGTCGGCGCCATGGTAAAGGCGTTGATTGAACAAGAGGGAAGCTCTACAAAGTACAAGGAAATCGTTAAAAAAGTTACAGGAGACACAACTTTCAAGTGCAATGTGGCAACAGAGGACGATTACAATACAGTCCTTGCTATTCATGATGAATTAATTGCTAGCGGATTCCATGCCTAGTTATGTCGGCGGTAAGTGTTCTCGATGTGGTAAAAATTTAAAAAACACCACATTAAAATATACCGCCAAAGGAAAATTATTCTGCTTTGATTGTTATCAGATTGTTGCTAGCCAAATCGAAGAAGAGCAGTCAAAGCAGGATGAGATTTTTGATTACATAAAACAACTTTTCAAGGTTTATAGTGTGTCAGAAGCTTTGGTAGAGGGCATTCGTCGTCTTATTAAAGAAGGCATGACGGAAGAAGATATTCTATATGTCTTACGTTATGTTTATGAAATTGAATGTGTTGATTTGGATTTAGATTTTTTAACTGCCAATGTTAGACGCTATCAAGAAGAAGCTTTAAAATATAGAGAAGAGCAAGAAAAAATTGCAAAAATCAATATGAATAAAACAATTTCTAATGAGACTAGAACAATAAAAATCAAAAAAGAAATCTTAGACGAAAAAGCTAAACCTAAGTTTTCTTATAATATGGAAGATTTATAGATTTCAGGAGGTAGTCACAATTGAATACTGAGGGTACGAAAATAGCGGCGAACAAATTAGCTGTTATTCATGTGCTGGCGGCGCTGATTAAGAATCCCCTATTGTTTGCGGACAGTCAATACAATTTTTCAATAGACGACTTCCCTGAACAATTCCACAGGATTCTTTTTGGGGCCATTGAGCACTTAGCAAAAAATGGAATGGAAAAAATTGGTTATATTGATATTGACCAATTTTTAAGACAGTACACAGTACAGTATCAAGTTTTTACTACAAATAAAGGAGTAGAATATATTCAAAATATTTTAGCTCTTTATGATGAAAAGAAATTTGATTATTATTATCATACTTTAAAAAAATATAGTTTAATTAACAAGCTTTCAGAATCAGGTATTGACACTACCGATATATATGACCCAAATCTTATTGACCCTGTAGCATGTGCTAAGATGCACGAGCGTTTTGACAATCTTAGTGTAGACGATATTATTTTGACAGAAGAGACTAAGCTTATCTTGATAAAAGAGAGATTTGGAACTAATGTTGACCGAGTTGAAAATCATGCTGGAGACGGCTTAAGAGCTTTAAAAGAGAGACTAAAGGAAACTCCTGATATGGGTCTTTCTCTAATGTCACCGAAATTAACAACAATTTATAGAGGACAAAGAAGAGGCTGTTTATTCATTGAATCTGCTCCATCTGGTACAGGTAAATCTCGTATAGCCAGTGGCGAAGCATGCCATTTGGCAATTCCAGAGTATTATGATACGGTTAAAAGAAAGTGGGTAAAAACAGGCTTACAAGAATCTGTGCTTATTATTTCTACCGAGCTTGATGAAGAAGAGTGCCAGAAAATGTGGATGGCTTATGTCGCAGGAGTTTCTGAAGACAGTATAAAAGACGGACGTTACATGACAGGAGAAGAAGAGCGAGTAGACCATGCGATAGATTTAATTGAACAGTCTAATTTATATTTTGTTAGTGTTACTAATTTTGATATCGATGACATTGTAAATCTAATTAAAAAGTACAAACAATTACACAATGTTAATTATGTATATTTTGATTACTTAGCTGAAAATTTAAAGCTAACAGCTGGAGCGGCGCGACAAACAAGAGTACAAGGGCTTAGAACAGATCAAATCTTATTAATGTTTGCGTCAGCTTTAAAAGATACAGCTAAGACTTTAAATATTTATATTTGGACCGCAACTCAGTTGTCTGGAGATTATAAAAATGCAAAAGAGCTTGATGCTTCTTATCTTCGTTCGGCAAAGAGTATCGCAGATAAAGCCGACGTTGGTGCAATTTTAACACAGGTCAGAGAACAGGACCAGTCTGTTATTCAAGCATGGGCTGCTAAAGGTTTTGAGCAGTTACCAACATTCGTAATGTCAGTATATAAAGTTCGTGCGGGCAGTTATCAAAATATTAAAGTATATCTTTATTTTGACCGAGGAACTTGTCAAATGCATGATTGTTTTGTTACAGACGCTAAAGGAGAAATTCTTTCTGTTGTTGATACAAATATCGAATTAATATTAGATAGTACGAAAGAAAAAGACTTTGGCACTGCTTTCGCAGGTATTCCTGCTGTTGATTATGATTTTGATTTTTAGGGGGGTAGAACATGTTAGATAGTAACAAGGTTAAAGACATGCTGACTCCCGAAGACATTGTAAAGCTATGTTCAGAACTCCAGGGGTATGAGACAAATCTTTATGATAGTTATGGAAATCCAATTTTCAATACTTTTATTTGTCATGGCGGAGACAGCGAAAAATTATATTATTTTACTGATAGTAAAAAATTCTTCTGCTTCACATGTAACAGCTCATATGATGTCTTTGAGCTAGTTAGAAGAGCGAAGAAATTTGAAACTTTTAAAGAAGCTTACAAATATGTTGTTGAGTTCTTTAAGTTAAAAGAGTGTTTTCTTGAAGACGACTCAGAAGAAGAGCTTACTGATGACTGGGATATCTTTCAAAAAGTTCAAGATTATTCCCAAGAGGTATCTTTAGAGCCAGAGACTCTTGAGCCGATTCAAGAAAACTTGTTGGAATATTTTTATCCTTTGGCAGCTCCAGAGGAATGGTTAAAAGACGGAATTTCTGCTCGTGTTATGCGTTATTATAATATTAGAGTAGATTCAGCTTTACAAAAGATAATTATCCCACATAGAGACATAAATGGTAATCTTGTGGGAATAAGAGGAAGAACGTTTGATGAAAAAGAGCTTAGTGAGGGCAAGAAATATATGCCAGTTTTCATAGAGAAAACGATGTATAACCACCCTTTAGGCAAGAATCTCTTTGGGGCATTTGAAAACATGGAAGTAATAAAAAAGACAAGAAAGGTCTGTGTTTTCGAAGCAGAAAAATCAGTTCTTCAAATTGCTACAATGTATGGAATACAAAATAATTGGAGTGTAGCTGTGTGTGGCTCTAATATTTCTCATACCCAATGTATGTTGATTTTGTCCATGGGTGTAGAGGAAGTAACTATCGCTTTTGATGCAGATCAAAAGGACGGAAGAGGCGAGCCAGACACTTTAGCTTATGAGGAAAAATTATTAAAAATAGCTTCACCTCTTTTACCTTATGTAAACGTGTCAGTTATTTTTGATTACAATCATATCTTACCTCACAAAGCTTCTCCAAGTGACTGTGGCAAGGAAAAATTTGAACAGCTTTATCATAGTAGAATAAGGTTGTATTCTTATAAAAATGAACAAACTTCAAGGAGGAAAAGAGGATGAGTGGTTACACAAAGAACAAGCCACCTAAGGCATCGTATTCTAAAATCAATACATATAATGGCTGTGGTTGGCGTTATTATTTAACCTACGAGCAAAATTATTTCTTTTTTGGGGAAAGTCTTTCTGCGGATTTTGGAGCGTTGGTTCATTATTTTGAGCAGAAAATTTTTGAAACTCTTAAAAAAGGCAAGCCAGTAGACTACGAATCTATCCGAGAAGAGTTTAAGACTATTAATATTCCTAAAAAGGATAAGTTTGATACCGAAGGTGGAATTTACGGGACAGATATTCTATTAAAAAAATATGGAAAAGAATATTATGAAACAGACGACCTTGGGGATTCATATTCTTCAAGGGCAGAAAAATATCTTAATATAGGAATGTACAGGTTAGAGGATTATTTAAAAGAAAATCCTGACTTGTATCCATGGGCTGCAGAGTTTTACTTTTCAGTTCTCTTTGAGGGGTATTGTTTTTCTGGCCATATTGATAGAATTTTTTACAATGAGAAAACAGACAAGTATATCATAGAGGATATCAAGACCAAGTCTAAGCCTTTTAAAGACAAAGAACTTGTAACGCCATTGCAGTTTGTAATATATTGCATGGGAATGAAAGAAGGCTTGGATATTCCTTATGAAAAAATATCTTGTAGGTATGACTTGCCTTTCTTGAATATAAAGCAGGATGCCGAAAAGGGTTTTGTCAGCAGAGGAATTGAGAAGCTGAAAAAAATTTTAAATAGAATCAAAGAAAAGGACTGGGCCCCTCATCCTTCTGCTTTGTGTTATTATTGTCCTTACTGCAATATCAATCCAGACCAACCAGAAGGCGCAGAAGACCTTTGTCCTTACTATTCATTGTGGACACCTGAAAAAGCGTCACAAGATGTTGCGTCTGACTGGGAAGGTTTTGATAAGCACGAAGACGTCATGCGAGAATTTCTTAAAGAGCATGGAAAAAAGATTCAGGTAAAAAAGGTCGTGGATGATTTTGATTTCGAGTTTTAAAGGAGAGCAAAATGAAAAAATATGTGCATAAAGATATAAAGGAAGTAAAGGTTAATTTTGAAGAGCTTGAAGACTATATTGATGAGTCTTCGACTCTTCCTATATGTAGTTTTATTTCTCTTTACAGGGTTGCTGGTTTAGTAGACGAAATGGAGAAATACAGACAAGAGACGGGAAAGCAAATTGTTCCTATTGATAACATTGTATGTAATTTTGACACTCTTGATGCAGCAAAAAGATTTGTGGAGAATCAATGGAAGATTTATTCTATTGATATTGATGCGGATGAGCATGTGTTCTGGAAAGAGGACCAATATGGCCATGGGAAGCATTACGCAAAGAATTTATCTGACAAAATCAAGGGGGCCGTATTTTCTGACTTTTTAAATTATTGCCCTGGGACAGATGATGATTTAGAAGATGGTGTTTTTGTATTTAGAATTTTTGAAGAAGTTGATGTACCCGATGAGGAGGGTGAGAATTATGACGAAGTTCAGGATCAAGCTTCACAACCTGTTAACTAGAAATAAAATAGCGGATTTATTTAGACGAATTAGAAATTATTTCTTCTGCTTACGTTATCCTTTCATGAAAGTGTATAATGTATGGACAGGCAAATTCTGTGGTTATGGTTTTACAGAATATGACAACATCTCTACTGGGTGGCAAAAAGCTTTTGGTAAGAAAATGTTAAAAGATATTAAAAAAGCTTATAAGCTTGATAAAAAAGATTTTCCAAAACTTACTTGGAAGAAAGCATTGCGCTGGGAGCAAATCAAGTCTAAGTACGGAACTTTAAGACTTTATGCTTCTGCAACCGCAAGGATCATGGATGTTTTGCGTAAATACGAGGATATGTCTTCCTCTTATTGCGAATGTTGTGGACGACCTAGTGAATACGAGACACAAGGATGGATTGAATTCTTGTGTGAAAGATGTTTTGAAAGAGACATTCGTGGCAGTCTTGGCTCTAAGGCTACTAAAGAAGAGGTTGAAGAAAAAATTAAAGAAGCAAAAGAGATATGTAAAATAAAACCTTAAATTACTTTTTTTCCAAAAATCATTTTACAGGCGATTCACACCTCGGTCGGGGTGTGTTTTGCTTTTTTTCTTGAATATATTTTATTTTCTATTATAATATATGCGAAAGGCGGTAATTGTATGAATAAACAAGATTACGAAACAATTATTAAAAATTTAGACAATGTTATTAAAGAATGTGAAAGCTTGGCGGAAAAGTTTCAGTCCCGCGACAGTGTTTTACAGTGGTCTGTTGCAGAGTACCAAGAGAATTGTATGAAAGCAAGAGAGTTGCAATCTACAACTGATCAGATTTTTCATGGTGATTTGTATCATTTAATTGGCATGGGAAATTTTACAGTTGGGCAAGCTACTCGATTCATGGCTAAAATTAAAGTTTTAACTAATACGAGAAGCAAACTAAAGAATATTGCAAATTTTCAAGAAATAAAAATACCCAAAGTTCCTACAAAAGCAGAATACAAATGTTCTGTTCTATGCGATAAAAAACTTACAAAGACTTTAAAATAAAGAAAGGAGTGTCAGAGATGTTTTACTCATTACACTCACACACATACGCTAGTAACATCCGATTCTTAGATAGTATCAATCGTCCTAGCGAAATGATTAAAAAAGCAATTAGGTTGGGTTTTGGTGGTATTGCTTTTACAGACCATGAAGCTCTATCTGCTGCTGTTGAAATCATTAAAGAAAGAGACAAAATTAAAAAAGACCATCCAGAATTTAAAATAATTTTTGGAAATGAGATTTATTTAATCGATGAATCAGAAATAAAAAACACAAGTAAATATTATCACTTTATTTTATTAGCTAAAGATAAAGAGGGGTGGGACCAGCTTAGAGAGCTTTCAAGTTTTGCATGGGAAAATTCTTATGTAGAAAAAGGACAGGTTCGTGTCCCTACTACTTATCAAAAGATGGAAGAGGTCATCGGTAAAAATCCAGGGCATGTTTTTGCTAGTACAGCGTGCATTGGCGGACGTTTGCCTTTTTTGATTTTAGAGCATGATGTACCAGGAGCTAATAGTTTTATCAAGTGGTGTATAAAAACCTTTGGAAACGACAATTTTGCGCTTGAATTACAGCCCTCTGATAATGAGGAGCAAGTAATAGTCAACAAAACGCTAATCAAATTAGCTCGTCATTATAATTTACCATTTATTGTAACAACGGACAGTCATTATTTAGACAAAGAAGATTTTAAGATTCATTCTGCTTTTTTAAATAGTAAGCAAACTTCTGATCGTGAAACTGAAAAGTTTTACAAGTACACCTACATCATGACTGAACAGGAAATGATAGATATCTTAACATTAGATGGGCACGGTATATCCGTGGACGAAGCTAAGGAAGCTATAAATAATACGGCTATAATTGGAGAGCAAATCCAAGAGTACGATTTCAGACATGGAACAATTGTTCCTAAAATTAGAATTCCTGAATTTCACATCACCAGGGAATTGTATGGAGATAAAAAATATCCTATTACAAACAAGTTTTATGATAGTGATGATGAACAGGACAGATATTTAATGTATCAAATAGAGCAAGGAATCCATGATAAGAAAATTATAATGGATGATATTAAAAGAGAACGTATTGAAAAAGAGCTTGATATTTTGGATTATATCAGTGAGCGTTTGAATCAAAAGCTTTCTGCTTATCTTAATTTAACTGTTAATATTATTAATTTAGCATGGCAGGCAAGTTTGGTTGCCCCAGGACGTGGTTCCAGTACAGGTTTCTATATCAATTATTTAATTGGTATAACACAAATTGACCCATTCGTTTATGGCTTAAAGGAATGGCGTTTCCTAAACAAAGAAAGAGTGGAACTCCCTGACGTCGATTCAGATTTCCAGCCAGAAAAGACAGCAGAAATTATTAGAATATTAAGAGAAGAATATGGAGAAGACCACGTTTTAAACTGTGCTACATTTAAAACAGAGTCTTTAAAATCTGCAATATTGAGCTGCGGACGTGGACTTGGATATAACAATGACGATATGCAAGCTCTTGCTGCAATGGTCCCTGCACATAGAGGCCATACTTATACATTAAAAGAATGTTTAGAGGGCGATGAGGAAAAAGGCTTTGAGCCAGTTAAAGATTTTGAAGCTAAATTAAAATCTTATGATGGCTTGTTTGAAGCGGTTCAGAAAATTGAAGGACTTCCTACAAACGCCAGCATTCACGCAAGTGCTCTTTATGTATTTAATGACGGTTATTTACCTCAAAATAGTTTAATGAGAGCTCCAAATAAAACCAAGATGACTGCTTTTTCCATGCATGATTCAGATGATATGGGAGCTTTAAAAATGGATGTTCTGCGTACAGATGCTCAGTCAAAGATAGCTAAGTGTATGGACTTACTATTAAAAGATGGTGAAATTGAGTGGCAAGGAACATTAAGAAAAACTTATAATAAATATTTACATCCGGATTTTCTAGAATATAATAATCCTGTTATGTGGGAAAAAATGTCGGATGGCTCTATTCCTAATCTTTTCCAAATGGATTCTCCTGTTGGAGCGATAGCGATGAAGAAAGCTAGACCTGAGAATGTTCGTCAGTTAGCAGAAGTAAATTCTATCATGAGATTACAATCTGAATCTGGAGAGCAGCCTATTGATAGATATGTTAGATTTAGAAACGATATTAATCAATGGTACTTAGAAATGGCTGACGCTGGCTTAAACCAGCATGAGATACAAATCATGGAAAAGTATTTAAAGGACAGTAATGGTGTATCGGGTTCTCAAGAGGTGTTGATGCAAATTTTGATGGACCCTGAGATATGTTCTTTCACGCTAGGAGAAGCAAATGCAGCTCGTAAGGCGATTGCTAAAAAGATAGCAGCTAAGATTATTCAACTAAAGAAAGATTTCTTTGAAAAAGGAAGTACATGTAAAACGCGAGAAGAATTCTTAAATTATGTGTGGGTTTATTGTATTGAACCTCAGCTTGGATATTCCTTCTCTATTAACCATACCGTCCCTTATTCAGTTGTTGCTGTGCAGGAAGCTAATTTAGCAACACGTTGGAATCCTTTATATTGGCAATGTGCGTGTCTATGTGTTAATTCAGGCAATTATGTTGGTGAAATAGGGGAAGACGAGGAAGAAGAAGAGGATGAAGAGATTCAAGAAGAAGTAGTAGTAGAGGAGGAGCAAAAAACTAAAAAGGTTGCTCCTAACTACGGTAAAATTAGTAAGGCTATTTGTGATATGCAAACGGCAGGAGTAAAAATCGAATTGCCTGATATCAATAAGGCCCAAGCTGATTTTATTCCAGACATTGAGAATAATGCTATTTACTATAGTTTACAAGCTGTTACGGTGGTAAGTGATGATTTGTTTGAAAACATAATTAAAAATCGTCCTTACAAGGGAGTTCTTGATTTTTATTCAAGAGTTAAGCCGACTACCGCTCAGATGATCGGATTGATTAAAGCAGGGTGTTTTGATAAGTTATCAACAAAGAATCGTATGTATATTATGTATCGTTTCTTAGACTATCTTGCAACTCAAGAGATTCCTCTAAAAAATAAATTAACAACAGTACAACTAAAGAAAGCTTTGAGCTTACAAATGCCCGAATTGAATCCGTATTCTGAAGCAATACGAGTTTATAAGTATCGTGTGTATTTAGAAGCAAAATGCTTGTCTAAAGCAGAAAAAAGATATTTAATTAACGACGAGACGTGTATAAATTTCTTTAACACATATATTAAAGATAAGATGTATATAGAAAAAGGGGAATACAGCTATTTACCTAATAATGTTATTGCTATTAAAGTAGCCCCTTTAAAACGTGTTGTCGATGAAACAATAAAGCCTTTAATGGATTGGCTTAATTCTTCAGAGGGAGCAACAGCTTATACAGACCTTTTGCGTAAAGAATTTATTGAAGATTTAAAAGAAAAATATTGCAAGGGTAGTTTATCCGCATGGGAAATGGAAACAATGAATTTTTACTACAGTGGCTATGAGCTAGAAAAAATGAATGATTATATGTATGGTGTTCAAAATTTTAACACCTTACCAGAAACCCCTTCTGGAAAATGCTCTGCTATTGCAGGAACCATTATAAACGTAGTTAATGGAAAGCACACAATATCTTTATTAACTAAATATGGTGTGGTAGACGTAAAATTCTACAAAGACGCATATAATAAGTATAACCAAAAAATCAGTGAAGTTGACGGAAAGACCAAAAAGAAAATCGTAATCGACGATTCATGGTTTAAACGTGGTAATAAAGTATTAGTATATGGTACTCGAAGAGAAGATACTTTTGTTGCTAAAAACTGTAAGATAGACACTTATTATAGATGCGTTGGTTTAATAGAAAATGTTAATATGGACGGGTCTCTAGAGATTCGTTTCACAAGAAATAAAAAAAGAATGTAGGTGTTAAAATTGAAAGAAGCAATTACAGCTATTGTGCAATTAAACAATTATAGGTTCCCTAAAGGCAGAAATCCGAAGCCAGGGGAATCTTCTATAGTTGTTTTAAACGTAAAAGAAATTACAGACGGTGAAATTCCTCAAGAAGCTTATACTCCTTATGGGGATCACTCTATCATAGTCAAGGGGCTTATGCCAAAGCTTGATAAAGACACAGATTACATATTACAAGCAAAAATCACTAAAGACCCAAAATGGGGCATACAATATAAGTGTGATAATATTAGCTTAAATTATGATTTAGACAAAAAAGAAGACCAGGTCAAGTTCTTTAGCTATTTCCTTTCAGACCACCAAATTGAAGCCTTGTATTCTTTATATGAAAATCCTTTGCCTTTATTGAAGAATGGAGACATAGAAGGATTAACAAAAATAAAAGGTATAGGACCAGTAACAGCTAGCCGTATTTGTATGAGATATGTAGACAACATCGGCAATAGTAGAGCTTACGTTGTGTTAAAAGATTTGGGTTTGACCAAAAGAGCTATTGACGGTCTTGTCAAGCAATTCGGTTCGGCAGACATCGTAATTGATGTTATTGAAAACAATCCTTATTCCTTAATTAAACTTGTTAGAGGATATGGTTGGGAAAAAGCTGATAAAATTGCTCTTAGCAGGGGTTTCTCTAAATGTTGCCGAGAAAGATGCGTTGCATATGCTAGATATCGCTTAGAGAAAGAAGCAGACGACGGCAATTCATGCATGTCTATTGACGAGCTTTTGGCAGAAACCATGGACGTATGTTTCCCTGTGTCTAGGGAAGATTTGGCTGTATATTTAAAAGAAGATATGGTAGGTCTTAAGGACTTTGAAAGGATTTTTGAAAAGCTTTCTAATTGTGAAAAAGACATTGTGTTCCCCACTTTTTTCTATTCATCAGAGAATAAGAAAGTTGGCTTATTTACTTATCGTTTAGTAGAAAAGAAGATTTCAACAGAACTTGTTAGACTACACGATGCCGAATCTTTGTATAAGTTTGACAAAGAAACATGTGAAAAAATTATCGCAGAAGTAGAAAAAGAACAAGGCTTTGAGTACACCAGGGAGCAAAAACAAGCGATTTGGAACATTTTAAATAACAATGTAAGTATCTTAACAGGCTCAAGTGGTACTGGTAAATCATCCACGGTTACTCCTTTGGTTAGAATATTTGAACATTATGGTCTTCAAGTAGGTCAATGTGCATTATCAGGTAGAGCTGCAAGTCTTTTAACTGATTATACAGGGCTAGAAGGTAAAACAATTCATCGTTTATTAAGGTATATTCCTGAGCTTGAAACATTCGCTTATGATAAGGACCATAAACTTCCTCATGCCGTAATTATCCTGGATGAAACATCAATGGTCGGAGAAGAGCTATTCTTAAAGCTTATCGAAGCAATAGAAACGGGAGCCAAACTGATCATGTTGGGAGATATTAAGCAGTTACCTCCAATGAATGTTGGTAATTTACTTAGTGACTGTATTGCATCAGGGTATATTAAAACCAATATTTTAACAACAATTCATCGTCAGGCTTTAAAAAGTGGTATTATTACGCAGTCTTTGAATGTTTGTGAAGGAAAAAATCTTGTTAAAAATGATTTCTCTGGTTCTGAAATTAGGGGAGACTTATTTGATTTTAAAATTGTCTGCAACTCTGAAGCTATGGTTGTTCATGCTAATGCCATTGCTGAATTTAAAGAGCTTTTAAACAAGGGAAAGAACCCTGATGATATTCAAATTGTCGTTCCTGTTAGAACAAGAGGAATGAACAGTTGTAGAACTTTCAATGCTGAAATTCAAGCTTTGGTTAATCCAGACGAGAAACATTGTGCAACAATCGAAGTTTATGATGCAGGAACAAAATATGAAGTAACCTATAAGAGAAACGATAAGGTTATGATTATTAGAAATAATTATCATGCTAAAACAATGACAGGTAGCGAAGTTGCTATTTTTAACGGAAACATGGGACATATTGTTGATATCGATGAATTAAGTATGATTATTGACTTAGAAGAACAGGGTCAAATTGTCTTACCTCGCGATGACTGGGGCAGTGTGACACATGGATGGGCTTGTACTTGTCATAAACTACAGGGTTCTCAATCTGATTTTGTTATTGTGTGTTTAGATACTTCAGCTTATGTTCTTCTTATGAGAGAGTGGCTATACACTGCCATGACAAGAGCAAAGAAGTATTGTATTTTAGTTGGTCAACCAAAAGCTATCAATTCTGCTTGTAGAACAAGTAATATTCGTGTTAAACAAACATGGTTAAGAGGAGATTTACATCAGCTTTATCTAAATCAATTTGAACAAGGTGGTACAGAGGCATGATTTGGGTAACAGCTGATCTTCACTTAAATCACCAGGGAATATTAAAAACATGCAGAAAGTTTAACAGTATTGAAGAGCACAATGAATACATCATACAACAATATAATAGTGTTGTTGGGAAAGACGATTTGGTTTATATTTTAGGAGACTGTTTATGGACTCCATTAGCAAAAGGTGCAGACTTAATTAAAAGATTAAATGGTAGAAAAATATTGGTATTGGGGAACCATGACAAAGGGAACGTTAATGAATATAAGAGTATTGGTTTTATTGATGCTGTCCCTTCCCCTTATTTCTATTCTAGAGATATTATTTTAAGTCATGAACCAGCTTTTGAGGCGTACAATAACCCATATGCCTTTAATGTACACGGACATTTACATCAAAGTGTTGTTGATCTTCCTAATTTTATTAATGTAAATATAGAGCTTTGTGATTACAAGCCAGTATCTTTACGAGAGATTCAGGAAAAAGTTCGACAAAAGACTATTTCTAGACAAGAAAGTTTTGGCAAGGAATGGTATTATCCATTTTTTAAAAGAGTCGAGGAGAAATCATAGTCTCCTTGATTTTCTTTTTCCTTCTATTATAATATAAGCACAGGAGGTGCGTGTTTATGTTAAACGTAGAAACAGTTAGAACTTTAGTAAAAAAGAAAGCTGCCCAAAAAGGGTATGTTTTAGAAGAAAGAAAATCTTCAACAACAAATTCTTGGTATTTTAAAATCAGCTCTGGAGAATATTCTTTGCTTTTTAGGGTATCCGATCATAAAACAGGAGCAAATGTTATAACTTTCCGAATTGATAAAAATACAAAATTTAAAGCAGCAGAAAGATTTGTTGATAACAGATGTAACGATTTAGGAACAAGAGTCGTTAAAACAGCGTTAGGAATGAAATAAAAGGAGAATAATATGAAAGAAGTTTTTTTAGACGCTGCCAGCAACACAGCGGTAGACAGAAAAGTATTAAGAAAAATGAAACCCTATATGACAGAAAAATTCGTTGGAAATTCCAGGTCAATACACGACTTTGGTATTAGGGCCTCAATTGAAGTCGAAAAAGCTAGAAAAAAGATTTCAAAAATAGTTTGTGTAGAGCAAAAAAATGTTATCTTTACTTCTGGAGCAACAGAAAGTAACAATATGGTTATAAAGGGACTTGCCTATAGAGAGCTTAGCTCAAAAAAAGCAAAGAAAAATCAAAAAAGACATATAATTTGTAGTGCCACAGAGCATGATTCTGTAATAAATGCATGTAAACAACTAGAAAAAATTGGATTTAAAGTTGATTATGTCTCCCCAAATGAAGAAGGGGTTATAGCTCTAGACGACGTAAAAGAGCTCTTTACAGAAAATACATTGTTAATTTGTGTTATGAGTGTCAACAATGAGCTTGGCACAATGAATCAGGTAAAGCAGATTACTTCTTATGCAAAAGAAAAGGGCGTATTTTCATTAGTAGACTGTACTCAGCTAGTTGGCTATGGCGGACCATCTCTAGAATTAGGTTTTCTTTATCCAAATGCTGATTATTTCTCTTTTTCTGGACATAAAATCTATGGTCCTGAGGGAACAGGATGTTTAATCGTTAATAATGAAGATGCATTAGAAGCTTTGGCTGGTAATGGACTTATCGTTGGCGGCGCCCAGGAAGAAGGAATTAGAGGCGGAACTAGCAATGTGCCTGGAATCGTTGGAATAGCAACAGCTCTTGAACGTATGTATTCTTACAAGATGCAGCTGTCTCTAATATACAATGACCTTTATGAGTATCTGGTAAGTCAATTATCTCGTGTGTTTGGGGACAAATGGCATCTCAATGCTATCCCTCGACATAAGAATATTATTTCATTAAATTTCGAGCGTCTTTTCAATAGCGATTCTGTGTCTTTATCTCTTGCTGAAGAGCTGGCAATCCAAGGTGTGGCTGTAAGTGCTGGTTCGGCTTGCGATTCTCAACACGATGAGTCTGAAGGAGATTTTAATCCTTCTCATGTTTTAGTTGCGCTAGGCTTAAATGAGCATGAAATAAGAAGGACAGTTAGAGTGTCTTTTAATAGAAAGACAACAAGAAGAGATGTAGACCTTTTGGTTAAAGCGCTACAAAATATTTATACAAAGGAGATTTCTATTAATGATTAAGTTTGAAAAAGTAAGTTTTGAAGAATATGCAAAGGCCATGAAAGCAGTTTTAATGCCTTGTGCTACAGAAGAGGATTTAAGATATTATTATGATGCAATTAAGCTTCCAAAAAGAGGAACAAAGGCATCTGCAGGATATGATATCTTTTCTCCGATATCTTTTGAGCTTCTTGCTGGCATTGATGTATCTGTTACAATTCCTACGGGAATTAGAGCTGTTATGCCTAGTGATATGTTTTTGTTAATTGTTCCTAGAAGCGGGATTGGTTTTAAAACTGGAGCATGCTTGGCCAATACTGTTGGGGTAATCGATTCTGATTACATCGAAGCTGATTCTGAAGGACATATTATGATTAAAATGGAGCCTGGCTTCGATAATTTAAATATTAAAAAAGGCGATAGATTTGCCCAGGGCATTTTCCTTAAGTATTACACAACAGACGACGATGAATCCACGGAAATTCGTAAGGGTGGCTTTGGAAGTACGGGGGTATAAAAATGCTAATTAACTTTTTAAAAGAAACAGAAGATTTCCTTAAAGAACATCATAAGAAATTAAATCATATTAAATTTATTAGAAACGCAGAGGGGTATATTCCCGTTTCTGATTTCGTTGCAGCTGCAGCGAACTTTAATTATGATAATGGTTACGGGACCATTGGTGTTGATCCAACTTTAAAAATTGTTGGCAAGTTCTGGTGGGCAGAGAGAAGAACATATGACGGGAAAGAATGGTGGGAGTTCTGTGCAAAGCCAAAGAAACCCACAGTAAAAGCTCCAGATTTCATGATTCGAAACCGAAGACATTGGTCTGACTATAAAGGGGGCGAATAAAATATGTGTGACGCAGATATTAAGAAGCAATCTGAGGAAAGCGTCTTTAATTTAATCAAAGCAGCTCATGCTGCAGAGAGAGCAAGAATCCTTAATATTATCAGACAAGAAAGAGAACGCTTGAACCCTGAGAATGGATATGAAGCTGCCGTGTTCACAGAATTGTCTTTTCTATTAGAAAAAATAGGCGAATAAAAGAACCATTTTATTCGGCAATTTTGGGGGTATTTTGATGGAAAAAATAGGATTTAGGTAAAGCTTTGATGCAAGTAAGAAAAAATATTTTACTTAATTTTACTTAGCTTTACTTAGCCATAAGTAAAATTAAAATAAGTAAAGCAAACTAAGAAAACCTTTACTTATTTTTTATTTCTATTATAATATATATGAGGAGAATCCTCGGTAGCCCCACAAGGGTATTTTAGAAACCAAAAGTTTAAAGGAGGAAAAGACTATGTCTAGATTTTCAGGTAAATGTGATTTATGTGACCATGTAATGATGTATAAACACAGGACTAAAGAAGGTTCTGACCACCCCGAAGACCTTGAAAAAGCGCATGTCTATTATTCAGATGAAATGGAGTGCTTTCAGGAATTCATGAAAAGAACAGGAGGGGTTTTACATCAACACAAGTGCTTGACCGTAACAGAATTTAATAGGTCTCTTATTGAAAAACTGAATCCTAGTTTCAAAGTTCTTGTGCACACAAGACAGGTTACTGACAAAAGAACCAAGGCAGGAATAAGGGAAGAAAAGTACTTTACTTATGAATATTATGGTAAGGAATACACTTTGAAGGAAATAAACAAAAAGAAAGTTTATATCACTGTTGATATAGAAATTAAAACTTTATTAGATTTAATTCCATATTATCCGTATATTGTTTCGACATGTTGGTGTAGTGAGGGAAAAGAGACTATTTATATTTCCGACAGAAGCTATGCTGAAGAGGAATATGAAAAACACTTGCAATGGGGATATGAGTCGGAGATGATTCGTCATTATCGAAAGGAGTTGCAAGACCATTATAAAGAAGTGGTTTTAAGATATTTTAATCCAGAGGGTAGGATCGTAACAGAAAAAGTTTCTTTCGACGAGCATCACCGTGCGACCACAAAATATCCGATAGATAATAATTTTGATATAGAGTGGGATGTTAAGCCTTGCTGGTCTCACCCTAGAATTGTCGATGAACAAACTATTGAGATTCACCCAACAGATTATGAACTTATGAACCCAAAAACGGCGACAATTACTTATGTAAGATTTGAACCATATAAATTATACTTAGACTAAGGAGAAAAGAATAAAAATGGAAGTAAAAAATTTAAATCCAGATAACTCTATTACTTTTTTTGAAGAAAGCAATTTAAGGATACGTTCCGTATCTAAGATGTGTACTATTTATGATGGTGTTCTTTATTATTCGTCGATGCCAGCTACTTATGGAGTTGGGATAGAAGCCACTAGCGACGGAGGGAAATCTTACATTGTTCTAAGCTTTGTAAACCCTGACGCAGAGGGGTATAAGACCAGAATAAAACCCGTGGACAGCAGGGTTAAAAAATTTAAACAAAAAAGCCCTGAAAACGCCGCCTTATATGACAAGGTAAAAAAGATAGCTAAGCAAATTGTAGAAGACGCTTTAAGGGAGAAAGGAAAATAGAATGGGAACAAATTATTATTTAATTAGAAAAATGGAGTATCGTGAAGGAACTCCTGTTAGTTTAGGCTGCACCTCAGCTGATACAGAAGTAGAAAAGCTTACAAATGGTTGGGTGCTACGAGACACCTATTATCCTACATTCGAAGAGTTGTCTAAAGATTTTACACAGGAAATTCACATTGGCAAGTCTTCTTGTGGATGGCACTTTAGCCTTTGTATATATCCTGAATCTGGAATCAATAATTTAGAAGACTGGGTACAGCTTTTTAATGAGCCAGGGAATAAAATAGTAAACGAATATGGCGAACAGGTATCCGTCGACGAAATGATTACAGTTATTACCGTAAGAAAAGCGCCAAAATGGGAAGATGACCCTATAGCCATAAAGAACTATGAAGAACAGGCTGTTGAGAGTGCCAATGATTTTGCTCTTCATTTTGGTGGCAGGTCGGTTACAACTTATGATGAAATTTTAGAACAGAACCATGCTGAACGCGGAGTTAATGGTTTATGGGCACATAAGAGAGACCGCTTCCACAGAAGAGGGCCGCTTAATTCTACATATGATTATGTGGTTTCTGGAAATGACCCAAATACATGTTGTATTTTTAGTTAAAAGGAGACTTTATGATAGACTGGGAAAAATATGAGGACGAGTATGAAGATTTATATGATCAGCCTCGTTGTAAAAAAATTACAAAGCAGAAAAGAAATGAGTCAGAAGAAAAAAAGAAAGAGAAGAAAGTCCGTCATCAATCAAAGCAAGATTTGTGGGACGAGTTCTTAGACCAAGATACAGAAGACTTTGAAAATTCCATGATGAAAGAGGTTAAACATCTAAAAAAATCTATTCCTCGGGAAAATTCTAATCAAGAGAAAAACCGCAGTTATGGAGCACAAAATTCACAAAATGACAAAAACAGTACCGTTAACGCGGGTTTTACTCATGTTATAAAAAATGTACAAATTGATTTCAAGGGCGTTTTAGAAATGCAAAAAATCCAAAATAATTACAATGGGAAAGAGACGTATGGTATAAAATTTTTGTTTAAAAGCAAGAACAACTCCTATAGGATTATTTGGTTTAATCAGAATGTCCGAGAGCGTGATGCAGTGTTTAACACAGAATTTAGTTTTTTGAAGAGTATAGTCGACAAAAAGTAACCTCTTTTGTCGGTTATAACCGACTCGGAAATTTCCGACAAAAAATTTAGGTAAGCTTAGTGTGCAGCGGACGATACCTTCCAATAAGGAAAACTCGTTAAAAGCACACCCCTGTCGACGTACTCAAGAGGTTGAAGAGACCTCCCTGCTAAGGAGGCAGACCGATTCTTCGGTGCGGGGGTTCGAATCCCCCTGTCGACGCCATTGCTTATTTGAGGGAGGAGCAAAAAATGATATTTGGAATATTATTAATTATTTTTTTAGTTATTATAATTTTTATACTTATCGTGTCTCATTTAAAGGACGAATTTCCTCTCAATAGAATGAGTAAGGAAGAAGAAGAAAAATGTTACAGTGAAACTAAGAATTATTACGTTCCGAGTTCACATGAGACAAAAAAGAAGTAAGGAGTTATAACATTGAGCAACATTGAGAACAAGAAAAATTTCGACAGCTACACTGGCTGGAAAAAGTGGACACCAACTTTAGACGAGTGGTCACAATTTTTAGTTGAGGCAAAACCTCAGCCACCGTTTAAAATGCAAGAAAATGAATATCTTCTTGTGTACACTAATGAGGATGGCAAGGAAAAACTAGTAAGTCAATATCGATACTCTCACGGAGAGCTAGTAAAATTTGGCAGAGGAAAAATTTCTGTCAGCTTTGCAGATTTTAAACTAGACGAAGATGCAGAAGCCGCTCAGACGGGAAGTTCTAAGGGGGCCTCAAAAGAAAACAAGGCTAAGAAGAGAACTCCTAGGGTTATCACCCCTATTAACGACGAACAAGTAGCTGCTATTGACTTATTAAATAATAAGGATATACGCTTTAAGATGTTATCAGGGAACTTTGGTAGCGGCAAAACACTTTTAACAAGCGTCAAGGCTGCGGAAATGTTGTTGAATCATGAGGTCGAAAAGATTATTTGGCTTCGTAATATGGTTGGAGTAAAGAATGTAGGGTCTCTAGGTTTCCTTCCAGGAGACCTCCTAGAAAAAGTTCGACCATGGGTAGCGCCCCTGATCGACAATTTAAAATCTGAATCTGCGGTATACCACATGATAAGAAATGGACAGCTAGAAATTGTTGCCCTAGAGCATTTAAGAGGAAGAAACTTTGATAAGAGTGTCATCGTTTGCACCGAAGCTCAAAACCTAGACATCGACCTAATGAAGCTTATCATCGGTCGAGTTGGGAAAGACTCCTATCTTTTAATAGAAGGAGACTTTAAGCAAACTGATAGAACTCAGTTTGAAAAGTCCCAGGGAATGAAAGAAGCAATTAAAGTTCTTGCTGGAGACCCTTTGTTTGGCTATGTTGACCTTCCTATCGATGAAAGATCAGACGTAGCAAGACTGGCCGATAAATTTAATTAATAGGAGATGGCCTTATGATAAAAAAATATTTCGTTGTTAGTGACATACACAGCTTCTACTCAAGTCTAAAACTTTCTCTTAAGAGAGTTGGTTTTGACAAAGACAACCCCTCTCACTACTTGATAGTGTGCGGAGATGTGTTTGATAGAGGCCCAGGTACAATAAAAGTTTATAATTTTTTAAAATCTATGCCTAAAGAGAGATGCGTCCTTATCAGGGGAAATCACGAATTCCTGTACCTTGATTTATTAGAAAAAAATTATCCAGAAGAACATGATTTTTCAAATGGCACAGTAAGATCCTTCTGTCAGATAGCTGGATTTGGTGATGATTCAGCTTGGGACTTAGAAACGGGCTTCTTCTCCTTTCTCACTGGGAAAACCATAATGCCCGATTATCAGGAGCTTTGGGACACCATTAAGCGGAAAGTTAAAGAATCTCCCGTAACAGAATGGCTTAAGTCTGACCAGTGGATAAATTTTTATGAAGTTGATAAGTACATTTTTGTACATTCTTTTATCCCCCTAGAACACTCTTGTCAATCAGACTTTGATGCAAAATATATGTTATACAGCGGTTGGACAGAGTTCTTCTCTTATCGAGAGGACTGGAGACAAGCCTCCTTAGAAGAGTGGGAAAATGCTTCGTGGACACGACCTTACTCTTTCCTTGACAAGGGATTCCTGGACAAAGAGAAAGAAAAAGGGAAGATTCTTGTTTGCGGACACCGAAGCACATCAGAATATAATCTCCACTACAAAGGAGAAAAAAACAACTACGACATCTACAAAGGCGACGGGCTAATTGCTATCGATGGGACGGTAGCTTTTTCTTCCCAGTTGAATGTGTTCACTTTTGAAGTGGACGAATAAATTAAAATTACTTGATTCTTCCTGTTCTTCTATTATAATATAGGTGTATGGGAAGAATCCCTTAAAAAATTTTATTGAAAAAGAGGAACATAAATGAAAAGACAAAATGCTGTTATTGACTTAGAGGAACTTTTACAACAATTAGGACTAGGCGACATGGAAGCTGGAGGAGGCTTACCAGACCCTTCCTTGTTAATGTTTTACAAGAATTTAGCCAACAGAGAGATTTGGTTGGACGATTCTATTACTGGTGACACTTTAGAAATCAGTAAGCTTATCTTATACTTTAATAAACAAGACGAGGGAATCCCCGTTGAAGACCGCAAGCCTATCAAGATTTTTATCTATAGCTACGGTGGCGAGGTTTCCGCATGCTTTAATGTTATCGACACAATCGGCATGAGCAAGACTCCTATCTACACCTATAATATGGGAGTCGCTATGAGTGCAGCCTTCCTTATCTTAATTGCCGGACATAAGAGATTCGCAACTAAGAGAGCTGTAGGCTTAATTCATTCAGGCTCAGGTGGAACACAAGGTACTTATGAGCAGACCGAAGCTCAGATGAAGGACTATAAGCATGCTGTCTCTGTAATGAGAGAATTCATTTTAGAGAGAACAAATATTGATCAGAAGCTCTTAACAAAGAACAAGAGCACCGAATGGTACTTATACAAGGACGACTTAATCAACTACGGTATCGTAGATAAGATTATCGAGTCTGCGGACGAACTTTAGAAAGGAGTTGAACTAAATGGGTAACCTTCGAGAAGAAAGAAGAACATACATAGGCGTTGCTGTAGATAACTTTCCACCACTTTTATTCCTAGACTGTTGGTGGGGATTCTTGGCAGAGAAAGGAGTCTGGGTAGGTCAGCACGGTAAGCTAGAAGACGCCCCTCGACTAATGGACTTAGCATCTGCTTATTTATACAATATTCAGCAGCTCGTAATTAGGTCTTCAGGGGACGAGCCCCTAGGACCAGGAGGCTGCCGTTTAGTTGGTGCCATTGCAAAGATTCTAGAAAAGCGAGACAGGGAAGAGGGTGACCTCCCTTTCTAAAGGAGAAAGAAAATGAAAGAAAAAGAAAATTTAAACCAGTCACTTTCAGAAGAAAAAGAATCAAAAGAAGAACCAGTTTTTTTACAGAAGTGCCCAATTTGTGGCAGGATATTTAAAACTAAGATATTAACGCAGGATTTCTGTGACGACTGCATAGGAGACCTGTGCAAAGACTGTTTAAGTTAAGCAAGGAAGAGAGGATATAAACTATGAGCGTATGGACCAGCGTGAGTGGTAGTATAGGTTTTGACAAAGACCCTTATATTACTTTTAAAAATGAAGACGGAAGTATGAAATTACATAAGACTGGGGCTTTTAAAGGAGAGGTAATGCGAAGACTCCCTTACCCAGAGGAACAGTTCTTTTTAAGTAAGCCGGAGCCTTATTATAATAATGAGAAGAATGTGCCTGGTTTTCGTTTTGGTGTGAAAATAACATCTTTCCCCATTATGAAAAGGGAAATCTCCGAACTGGTACAAGCCCTTCCTTCTGGAGAAGACGATATTATTAGCTATTCCCTTACTGAAGAAAACTTTTATCGATGCTCTTCTAGTGATTTTAGCAGCCCTCAAACAGAAAAGCTCTTTAGAGAATACGTGCTAGAATCCTATCCTTATTGGGAAGGCATTACCTGGGAAGAACAAGCTGATGTCTGCCCGCCCATTCTAGGCTCTGAACAACGAATAACAGGAGCTTTCTTAGCTATTCATGATAACATAAGATATTGTTGTGCCAAGGAGTTTCATAAAAGCTTAATGAACTTTCTTACAAAGCTAGTTGAAAAAGATTATTTCATTGACCACGGCTCTTTTACTTACTCTGACCATCAAGAAACTTATTACGTAAATATTACTAGAACTTGTTTTTGTGTAACACATCAAACACTTGATGAAAATGACATGCCTAAAGATACAGATTATGAGTACTATCAAATATTCCAGTTTAAGAACCACAGCACAAAGGGCAAATGGTTCCCTCTTAAATATGTTTTAAGAAGGGTTGATTCCGTCACAGGAGAAATTTATCCAGAGATAGAAGAATAGGGAGAATCCCTGTTCTTTTTTATTGACTCTCTTCTTTTTTCTGCTATAATATAAGTAGAAGGATAACGAATAGTCGAAATCGACAAAAACGTAGAATTCTATGAAAAAAGCGAAAGGAGAAATACACATTATGAAAAAAAGAAGTTTAAAGAAGGAAAAACTTGCCGCTCTAGTTAAGGAGCTTGCAACCGAGTTAAATAGTTTTGACTGGACACCTTATTTAGTGAACGAAGCGCCAGCTTCCCACGAAATGACAGCGTCTGTAAACAGAGGAGAAAAGAAGAATGGATAAGATCACCACTATGACACTAGAAGAGATAGAACAGGGCATTTGCCTTCCCTTAGAAATCTACGTAAAGGCTACCATGCAAGGTATCATCGTAAAGACAGGTGACCGCCTTCGTCATGTTCCCGTCCTAGTCTCACCACATTGTTCTATAACCAATAAAGACTCTCAGGGGTTTCTCCATCCTTACGACCCTTTTGAGTTCTACCCATTTTCAGAGTATAAAATTTCCTGGTGGATATGCGACGACTTATCCATCTAAAAACAAACAGGAGGAAAAAACATGAAACTTATGACAATGTTGGCTTATATTGCCAACCGATTTTTTTGGATTCCTTGGAGTAATTTCCGCTATCGCAAAGAGGAAAGACACTCCACTTTTTTGAGGGAAGAGGACATCGTTAATTCAATCCCTTCCATTCAAGCTCTAGCTCGTCGTCTTTATGAACAGTTTGATTACACCTCAGACGGACCAAACGAGCTTTGGGACGCCGTTTGTCCCCCACCCTATGCCTACACTCAGGTGACCTCAGGCTCTCGTCTTCGTGACGACTGTGACGGATTCCACTCCCTAATGTATCATTGTTTATCTCAGAGTGGAATTCCTTGTTATCTTCTTAGCGTAAGCGCCCCAGGCGGAGGGCACTGCGTTTTAACTTTTTATTTCCAGCATTGCTGGCACGTTCTAGATTACAGAACCCTTTACACCAACTATCCAACCTCGACACTTTCAGACACCGTTGCTGAATATGCCGATACCTATGTAAAGGTCTACCGCAAGAACGGCCCCGCTTATTTCACAGGACTTTACTCCTACGATTATAAGTCTGGCAAGTTCCGTTTTGTTACTGACGCAGAGAAAAAAGATCCAAAC